TTAACAACTATCTCGGATTTTATTATGCTTTTGTAAATTAGGAAGGATAATTTTACACATGGGATATCGTAATTTATCCGATATGTAGGATAAACTTTTAGCCATTTTTCACTTCACCTCCGCTTCTTAACCACCAAGTATGGCTTTGTATTTTTGTACTTCTTCATCAATAGCAAGCTCCATACTTGCTTTTAGGAATATTTTCTCGGACAGTGAAAGACCTGCAAGCCTATCCCAATCAAACCCCTTTTGTAGGTAGTAGTGGATAAGCTGCAGGTCACCGTCCGTCTGTATTAGTTTTTTACCTGTTCAACTCCGCCCATATATCCGGCAAGTTTCATACACTCAATCGCAATCTGAGGAATTTCACCCGGTTCAAATATGATGTCAACAACATCCATAGGCTCTGTGCAACCAAATGCGTCTTGAACCTCTTTTGATTTGAGGTTCGGTTCTGTGATACATTCATAGCACAAATACTTATCGCCAACGCCTGCGTCCATATCATTTGCATCTCTGCACAATGCTCCGTCCGGCTCTTTGATAGTAATAGTCGCATCAATCGACTTTACATACAAGTCAATAGTCTTTTTCGTCTTCTTGCTTTCAAGCATCTGCTCCTTACGTTTCAAAAGCTCTGCAAGTGTTAATTTTGTATTCTTATTCATTTAGTGTCCCTCTTTCTATATGTTTTAGTGTCCCTTATATACAAGGGTCATCAATCGTATCAAGATACTTAAATCCAACGAAACCACCACTGAACTCGTCCTCTGTGATTTTCCCGTTTTCAAAGGCCTGTAAGGTAAGTTCATCAAGCCAACACGAGGTGAGCTGTACACGTTCAGTGCCACCATTGTCTGGGTCTTCAAGTTTTGATATGAGTGTCAATCTCTCATCAATACCGCTTGCAAGTTTCTCGGCATATGTTTTACCTCTTGAATAGATTTTCTTAATCTTAGCTGACCATGTACCCGATACACCCATCAGCTTTGAATCGTCCCACATCTGACCTGCAAAATTGATTGTTTCTCTGTTGGTTTTTATCTTCGCCTCAAATGATGTAATTTCATAACAAATTGAGTTATTCCACCAAAAATATCCGTGCGTACCCGATATAACTTTACCAACCGCAGGCATTTGTCTTTCAGCCATAATTGTTTACCTCCGTTTCTCTATTCCATATTTATTGAAAAGCTCATGTCCTCAATAGCATCGCAAAATGTCACATTTGCTTTTACAAACACAAAACTGCCTGTTTTTGCTTTTCGGATTTGATCATCGGAATATTCCGATACATCATACTTTTGTGCAAGCCAATCTCTCTGTGCTGTTACATCAATATCTGCTATATTTTCAGCCTCACCATAAAGTACACCAAGTCTTGCAAGGCCATCAAAATATTGATTGATAGCAGCTACAAACATAACCTTGTTATCGTAGCTGTTATTGATGCCGATGTAGTTATTCTCGAATGTTGCACGAATATCGTCACGCATCATATCCATACCCTCAATAATTTTGATTTTTTTCATATCCTCGGTCTTATCACCACTGAGTGTAGCAAGTGAATTTACACCTCTGCCGACCTTGATTTTCTCACCATCGTTTACGAGTATAAATTTACCGCTGTTTATATCCTCATCAGCTGTAAGGCTTTCGGTAATTGACGTAACATCTGCAAGTACTTGATATGTTGCACTTTCGGTCATAGGTAAACCTGCGAGTAAACCTGCAATTCTTACACAAAATTCAGCTGTTGAATAACTGTATGTACCGCATTTAATACCCTCAGTTGTGAAGTTTATAATACCCTCGTGATTGGCCGAGCAGTTTGGAAGTACAGCCTTAAACGATTTTTTTGCTGACCTTTGTGCAATTATCCAATCAGCAATAGTCTGAACATCGTCCTCGGCAATTACCGGAATAGCGAGATAATTCCACTTCTTACCTCTAAGCCTTGCCAATGCATCATCGTAGGTTTCATCAGCACCGATACGCTCTACAAGCACATTTTTAGGCAAGCCTGCAAACGCAAGATTTAAATATCTGCGGTTGGTAGTTGACCAGCTACTTGTCAATCCGTAATCGGTTGCGGTCTGATATTTATAGCTTAGGTTGCCATCGCCCGATTTAGTATCGTCACGCAAGATAAGTGCAACGATACCGTTTTCACTTCGCTTAACAGCGGTTTCAGCCTTCGCCTTAAATTCAATTAAAATTTCAGGTAATCCCATTTTAATTCACTCCCTTTATAATCAAATCTTTAATTTCTTCATATTCCTCTGTATTGTCAACAGCCTGTATGAGTGATATTTCAAAATACACATACAGAACTGTTTTTTCTATTTCAAATTCCATTTCATCAACAGTGATGTGGCGGTCTTGTATATCAAAGGATTTGTACAAGAATATTTGCTTTATTTTGTTAGTCGCATCAATGCAATCCTCAACTGTTTCAAGAGCAGAAATATATTGTATTTCAACCGTAACAGTCATTTCTTCTGTTGCACCACCGCAGGTAAGTAGCTTTGTTCTTGACGGATATACCGTAACAAACACAGCCGGCTTATCAAATCCCTCATCGACTTCGCTCGCCACAACATTAAACCCGTTTCCGGTTAATATTTCTGCAAGCCTTTTTTGTATATCCTTTTCCGTTATCATTTTATGTGTCCCTTTCTAAATTTTAATATCCTCTGTTATATCATCAAATAGTCTTTTAGCACCACTTTCAAATTTTGCCTGTGCTTCTTTCATTGACTTATCAAGCATAAACTTTCCTGCTACTCTGCCACCTGATTTAATGCCACGAGCTGACCTCTGTACACGATTAAGCTTTCTGCCACGCTCTCGTGTTCGACCGCCCGATGCAATCTCATGACCAAGCTCGACAAGGTGTCCATATGGTGCTTGAGATTGAACACGCACCACTCGAACCTTGCCACCCTTATATAGCTTGACCTTTTTAAGTCGCCAAGAGTTGCGTAGCTTTTTAGTTCTAACGGGAGTAAGTGATTTGGTGCGTTTATTAACTGCTTGTCCCTCAGCCATAAGTAGGGCATCGGCTTGATTTGGATATTTTTTCTCACATCTTTCAAAAGCCTTTTGCAGTTCATCAAAACCGAATACATCAACTGTTCTTGCCATTAGGCACCTCCAAGATGGGAGGACGACACGTCAGTGTCGGCTTTTGACGAAGTCAAAAGTGCTGAGGTGTCCACCTCGCTTGCCACAATAAGTAGCTCCTCGTTGCGTTCGTTTATGTTAAGCACCGACTCTATTTTCAAAATGTGGTCTTTGTACCTTATCTGCATTTCTGCTGTAATATCAGAAAAAAATCGTGTATGCACATTAAATGTGGTTTCAGCTCTGAGCTTTTGTGCCTCATCATATTCTCGACCTGTTTTTGGTGCAACAAATGCCCATACAGTTTTGTAGTCGGTATAGGTAGGTACACTTTCACCCATAGAGTTTTTCTGTGTCCCCATCGGTTTTAGAAAGGTTATCCTATGTCGCATTCTTGAAAAATCCATCTAAAACACCGCCCTTCGATATGGTGCAAGCAAACTATAAAACACCTTAGGTATTCCGTCCTTTGAACCATCTCTTTTCTCGAAAAAGTATCCAATACAAACGAGCATTGCCTGTTTGTAGCTTTCCGGTAATTTGTCAGGAATAGGAATGCGGGTATAGTTCTCACACATCTCACAAGCTAAAAGGATGAGTATATTTAAATACCCATCCTCGCAATCTGTATCAAGCCTTAAATACTCTTTTACCTCATCAAGTGTCAGCATCTGCATCATCCTTTGTATTTTTCGGTTTCTTAGTGTTAGCTGACTTTATTTCCTCTGCATATCCGGCTTTGATTAAGTCCTTACCAATTTCCGCATCAACCTCTACGGTTTCACCCTTTGTAAAGCCGAACCTAATACCGGCACACGAAACTAAAATCTTTATGTTCATTTATTTACGCTCCCATCTTAAGAGTTTTTACTGCCTCCGGAAGTACAAGCTTACCGTCAACACGCTCCTTTGCAACAAAGCCTACCATACCGTTTCCGGCAAACAGCTCTTTAAGCTCTGCAAAGGAACGAGTGCCTCTGTCACCGATATTGTAGTACTTGAAGTCCCCAAATGCGATGATTGATTTGCCCGCCTCCATAGTAGGTGCAAAAGGTGATGTTAATACCTCATAACCGAATAATCTGTCCGGCTCACCTGCCTGTGCTGACGGTTGCCATAAGTAGTTGCCATTACCATCCTTTAGCTTACGGATAACGGATACAGTCTGGTCATTCATAATGAACTTGGCATTTTTACGATATGGACGCTTAAGTGAATACACAAGATTAATAATATCATCTGATGTAATCGCACTTGCAGATGCAGCAGTTACACCAACTTCAGCACCACCTGTTTCCGTAAATATTCCGAGTGGCTTACCGACACCGTCACCATTAAGGAACGCATCCTCCTCGGCATTTGACAGTGCCTTTGCGAACATATCAATGATATGGCTTTCAAGGTTAAATGCGTTATCGTACAAAAGCTCCTCGGTAACCTTAACCGCAACATGAAGCTTATGTGCGTCAAGGTTAATCTGTGCAAATGTTGCATCGCCAAAAGTGAGTGCCTCACCCTCGTCAATCCAAGCTGCGGCAGGCTTTGTGGCGGCAATGTTAATCTTACGCTCACCGCTTGTTGTAATTGTAGTAGCAAGACCTCTGAATATATTCTCCTCGGTCAACACATCAATCAAACGGCTGTCGTATTCTTCCGGAACGAGGTAACCGCCGTCCGAGTCAACGCCCTCCTGTAATACATTACTTACATTACGAAAGTTTGAACGCAGTGCGGAGAGCATAGCTGTTTTGTATTCATCACTTGCTCTGCCTGTTTTTTCTTTTCCGTCCGGTGTAGTAGGCTTTGAAAGAACGGCTGTGCTTGTAGGTGCGTTCATCTGCTTTTCAAGCTCTGCCTGCCTTTCAAGGATGTCGATTTCCTTGCCCATAGCAACAATATCAGCCTCCATTTTTTCATATGTAGCTGCATCCTCTGCTGAAAGGACATCACCGTCACGCTTTGCATTATCAAGGAACTTCTTGGTTTCATTCCACAATGCTGTTCTTTTCTGTCTTAATTCTAAAATCTTACTCATAATATTTGCCCTCCTGTTATTTCAATAAATTTAATCTTGTTTCAAACTGACCTATATCAACGCCCGTTTCATATGGCTTTCGTATCGGTTTTAATTTCTTTCTCATAGCTGAAATTGTATTTGTGACCATAGTGGCCTTATCAAATACCATTTCCTCGGCATCGTCCTTGCTGTCATTTTTTGTATACAAAATCTTGTCGCAAAAACCTAATTTATGTGCTGAATGTGCGTTAAACCAAGTTTCCGCATCCATAAGATTTGATAGCTTATTTCGTGAAAGTCCTGTTTTGATTTGGTATGCGTTTATGATTGATTCTTTGACCTCGTTCAAAAACTCAATGCCTTGCTCCATTTCAGATGCCTCACCGTATAGGAGCATTGACGGGTTATGAATCATCAGCATTGAGGTCGGGGACATTTCCACCATGTCACCAGCCATTGCAATAACTGATGCAGCACTTGCTGCAATGCCGTTTATTTTAACAGTGATTTTGCCTTTATGCTCTTTTAAGGCTGTATATATCTCACTTGCAGCAAAACAATCACCGCCCGGAGAATTTATGAACACCGTCAAATCACCCTTGTATCGGTCAAGTTCATCACGAAACATCTTAGGTGTCACATCATCACTGTACCAGCTTTCCGATGCAATCGTACCATTTAAAAAAAGCACATTCTCTGTGCTTTCGTTTTCCTCGTCAATTTTATTTTTTATCGTCTTAAATTTCCAAAACTTACTCATCATTCTCACCTCCAGTTGTTGCATAATTCTGACCTGCATTTTTTATGTCTATCATATTACCATTACACAAGTATCGGTCACCGCCTTCCTCTGTTGGTATTTTGTTTAAGTCTTCAAGCTCACGAATATCGTTAGCTGAAAGCCACCCATTTTGTCTGCCTACCGCATAGCCATTCATACGGCTTTGGAAATCTCCTCGCAAAAGGCCGTCAACATTGAATTTTACAAACAACTTCTCTTGTTCGCTTTCACTAAACAGCTGTTGGAATATCGTCTGCTCGATACGAACAAGCCAAGGCCGTATTGTGTTGGTCACAAAATCAAGGCTCTGTTGTTCAATATTGTTAAATGATGACCGTTCCAAGTCGGCAATCATATGCGGTGGTACTCTGAATATTCTGCATATTTCATTTACTTGGAATTTTCGTGTTTCAAGGAACTGTGCCTCTTGAGGGTTAATAGATATAGGATTGAACTTCATACCTTCCTCAAGAACTGCGACCTTGTGTGCATTAGTGCTACCACCATATGCAGCATTCCAAGCATCACGTACCTTTTCCGGCTCTTTCAATACACCCGGATGTTCAAGTACACCACTCGGTGTTCCTGAATTTGAGAAAAATGACGAGCCGTATTCTTCAGCTGCAATTGATAAGCCTATCGCATTTTTCGCCATTGCAATAGGTGAATAGCCGATAAGACCGTCAAAGCCAAGTCCTACAATATGTAGTATTTCTTCTTTGCGGAATACTATCATTCCATCCTTGTCGGAGAAATACTTGTAGTAAATCCTGTTATCAGCTCCACGCTCAACCGTCATCTTTTCAGGGAGCAGTGGGTAGAGTGCAAGAACCTCGCCCTTGCCGTTTCGTATGATTTGCGAGTATGAATTACCCCATAACAGCAAGTGGCTCATCATAACCTCACGCATTACAAAGCTGTTCATTTCAGGGTTCGGTATGTCGTGCAACAGCCGATACAAAGGATGTGTATATACCTTTTCCTTGCCACTGTCGGTATATTCATAGACGTGCAGGGGTAGGCTTGCCACAGTTTCCGCTATTATGCGGACACAGGCATACACAGCCGTTATTTGCATTGCTGTGCGTTCTGTTACTGATTTACCCGACCATGTGCGACCAAACGGAAAGTACCTACCACCGCCAACATTGTCACTCATATGGTTCTTGGGAGTATCCCTTGATTTGAAAATTGATTTTATTATGTTCATAAGTCCTCCTAAAATACAAAAATCCCCCTTGTATCATACACACTACCCACAGGCTGTCCCTCGTTACGAACCGCTCTGTCGAGTGCCATAACTGTTGCAACTGCACCGTCAATACGCTCTGTGCTGTGTTTTTTCGACAGCTTGATATTTTCTGCTGCATCTATTTCAACACACACATTATCAAAGTTCCAACGAAGTACGGGATGATGATTGTGTATGATTTTTTCTTTTAATACGAGTGAGTATAACTCCTTTGTAGGCGGTGACATATCCTTAAAACCTTGACCAAACGGAACCATTGTCAAGCCCTCGTCTTGTAGGTTTAATATAATCTGTGTTGCGTTATATCGGTCATAGGCAATTTCACGCACCACATATTGGCTTGCAATTTCTTTTATATCAGCCTCAATTCTACGGTAATCTACAACATTACCTTCAGTGGTTCGTATGAACCCGTTTGCTTTCCACACATCATACGGCACATGGTCACGCCTTACTCGCTGTTTCAGGTTCTCTTCCGGAATCCAGAAATGCGGTAAGATGATATATTTTTCATTATCATTCCTTGGTGGAAATATGAGGGCAAAGGCAGTAAGGTCAAGAGTGGTGGAAAGGTCAAGGCCTGCATAGCATTCTCTGCCACGCAATAACCTCAAATCAATCGTTTCATCGCAAGCGTCCCACTTATCCATCTGCATCCAACGAGTGGATTGCTTTACCCATTGGTTCAAACGCAACTGACGGAATAGATTCTCTTCCGCAGGATTTTCCTTTGCCGATAAAAATGCAGCTCGTACCTTTTCAATATCGACAGTGTGTCCAAGCGAGGGATTTGCCTTGTACCAATTTCTCTCATCCGTCCAATCATCGGTATCCTCAGTTCCGTAAATAACGGGATAGAATGTCGGGTCAACTTTTCTACCCTCTAATATGTCCACAGCCTTTTGGTGCTGTTCAAAGCAAATGCTGTTTCTGTCTGTTCCTGCAGTAGTTATGAGGAAGAACAACGGCTGTGTTCGTGCATCACCAGAGCCCTTTGTCATTACATCAAAGAGTTCTCGGTTTGGCTGTGAGTGCAGCTCATCAAATATAACCCCATGCACATTCAAACCATGCTTTGTGAAAGCCTCACTTGAAAGCACTTGATAATATGAATTTGTCGGTTTATATACAAGTCTTTTTACGGACATTATTGGCTTTATTCTTTTCTTTAGTGCCGGACATTGGTCGACCATATCAACCGCCACATCAAATACGATACTTGCTTGCTGACGGTCACTTGCACAGCCATACACTTCCGCACCCCATTCACCATCACCGCAGGTGAGGTAAAGAGCTACACCTGCAGCAAGCTCTGATTTACCCATCTTCTTTGGGATTTCAACATAGGCTGTGTTGTATTGTCGGTAGCCGTTATCCTTGACCGTCCCGAACACATCTTTCATTATTTTTTCTTGCCACGGAAGAAGGTCAAACGGAACTCCACGCCATTTACCTTTGGTGTGTTTTAAGGCGTTTATAAATGTGATGGCTCTTTTGGCTTTTTCTTCATTATACATTACTTTTTCTCACCACCCAATGATAATAACTGCTCCATTGCATCTTCTGCAGAGTCATCAGATTTGTCGGTGACAATTCTTGACCTCGATGCAGGAGTAAGACCGAACTGCTCACAAAATTTTGTCATCTGCTTCATATATTGCTGTGCAATGGACACTTGCGGAACTTGTTGCCAATATCCGCTCGGAGTTTTTACAATCGCACCATGCTTTGATATAAATTCCTCGGCTTCTTTCCACCTTGCATAGCTTTGGCAATAGCCTGCAAATGCCGCCATATCAACCTCGGTAAGTATACCAAGCTGTTCCATCTGCTTTGCCAAGCGTTTCCATTCCTTTTTCGCCTCATCATCAAGCCATTTAGGACAGGTAGGTGCTTTTTGCTTTGGTTTAGGTTCGTTGGTATTAAGTTGTCTTTTGCCCGGATTACCCTCAAGCTGTTTTATAGCAGTAGGCTTTGGTGTTCTGCCTCTTGAAGCCATAATTATCACCCCTTTCGTATATAAAAATTTGCATCAAAAAAGCTCGGCAGTTTGAAGCGAACCCCAAAATTTAGACAAAATTAAATATTAACTTGCTTGTGAATGAGTTCGGTATTGTACCGGAC